GGAAGAGTTTGTCGATTTTCTTTACAGCGGTTTAGCCAAAAGAAAGTATGCAAAAGAAAAAGGACTGCCCGACAGTGTATTTAATCAATACGATGACTTTATAGATTATGGACAGTTTAAGGAATTTAATAAATGGGTTAAGGCAGAAAAAGATAAATACCTGGACCAAGATTCTGTATTCCAATATTTTGATGAAGCCGAACAGACGCTAAAAACAGTGCCTTACGATTTAGAAAATGTAGTGGCTAACATGATTTCTGATACACAAAGGGGAGGAGAAAGCGTCTTTGGCGCTAGTGATAATTATATGAAAGCTCTTACATCAAAAACATACCCCGACTTGGCATCAATAAAAGCAGACAAATCAAGAATAGATTTAGTAACAGGAACAGATGATACCTTATTTGATAATATCGGAGACGTTTTACAATCAGAAAAAATGATCGGACCAGATGATGATTTTGAAATTGACGAACTGCTTGCTTATGTAAAAACCGAGCTGGCTTATGGAGTAAAACTAGAACCAGCAGTCAAAGGAGCAGTAAAAAAATTAGTCGAGGATTCAAATTTAAAATATATAGATGAGCCCAGTATAAACGCTAAAATACTGAAAGTATTTGAAGATAACGCAAATAGCGTAGTTAATTACTTTGAGGCTAAACCCACTAGAGCTGTAGGCTTTGATGAATTTTCTGGAGCCCTAGTTCCAGAAACCACGCCTCAAAGCACAATAGATCTTTTAGAAAAGCGTGGCCTTAAAGTTATCAGACGTAATCGTATGACACCGCAAGGCGATTTAATTAAAAAGAATTTTGGCAAAGAGTTATTTTCTGTAGCACCGATAGCAGCTGCCGCAAGCGCTACTGCCATGATGGAAGGTGAGAATAAAGGTATAGACGCGCTTTAGTTTTGGTTTTCGTTAGGATCCTTGTTACCAAAGTTTTTTTTCATGATTTCTTGTTTCCGGATCTTAAAGTCCTCGATTAGCTGGTCATAAAGTCCAGGATTCATACGCTGCATAATTTCTAGTGCACGTTTGTTATCGCGCCAATGAGCTCTGAGATCCATAATCGTGTTATCAGGCATAAACGCCTTCATCGTCAAATAGATGTTTTTTACGAAATCGTAATCTTTGCTGCCCATAAAATTAAACGGAGGAATCCTGGGCACAGCTACTTAAACTTAGTGCCTACTATGTAGCCACCAATCATTTTGGTTTTAAAGCCTTGGGCCTCCATGATTCTTTTTTCGACCAAACTTTTGGTTAGCCTGGCGTATTTGCGTTTGCTGCGTTTAGTTACTAAACCTTTAGCTTCGTCCGGGCAAGACTCTTTCCACGTTTGTTCAGCTTTTTTGATGTCCATTTTTTCTCCTCATTAATTTTTTGCATCCTTTCATACCACATGGCAAACTTATCACATGAAGTTGGTGAAAACCTTTTGTTCTTTGCAATCTTCAAGCCTTCCTCGTACCATTTTCTTTCTTGTTTTATTTGCTTTGCGTAATTCATTAGCTTTTCTCCTCTTTATATGCCCTAACCAATTCAACAGCTCTTTCATTTGCTTGGTCAACCAGGTCCAACAAAGCGTCTATCTCCCTCAGCATCTTATCTTT